CAAGAATTGCATCATTACTTCCAACTAAATCACTCCAAGTTGTGCCACTACCAGAATAAGCACCAGCATCTAAGTACGTAAAAAGTCCGTCAGTAATTATAGGAATATTAAAACCAGAGCTAGGGCGACCAAATTTTTGTGACCAAGAGTTAAATCCCAGTCCTGAAAATGGATGTGCCATTACTCACCTTCAAATACTACCGTTGCTGTACTTCCCGTAAGAGCTCTTGCCCATACGTATGCTGCACTACCAACATGACTTAAATCAGTCACTGTTTTCTTCATTTCTCCCTTAAATGTCTCATAAACTAATCCAACATCTGTTGCTGTTGGTGCAGAATTTGTTGAAGTAATTCCAATTACAAGTGGATTATTACTCTGGCATTGAAAGGTAATAGTAGTTACATTATCACCAATCTTGATATATTCACTTGTAGTAACGTCTGTGGATGCTAGCGCCATTAGTCTTGATCCTCTGTTTTAGTTTCTTCATCATCGTCCTCTTCGGACTCAACCTCAAGTTCATCAACAACTTCAGGTTGCTCATCATCAAAAAGTGACCCTGAAATTTTGGGTGTCACAGCAGATACTTTCTCTGCCGTTTTAGCATATAGCAGTTCTTTAATAGCATCACTGATTTGATTTGGTGATTCATCTTTCACCAAAAGATCCATTAATTCTTCCATGTTGTATAGGTTACAATAAGTTTATTTATATTTCCCCACCACTAGGTGTTTCAAACTTAGTCTCATCAACCTCAGGTGCTTGGGGGGTAGCACCCAATAGACCACCTGTTGTATCACCAGGGGCATCTGCAACTGGTTGTCCAGTAGCAGGATCAACTGCCATCTGACTTGGATCAGGGATCACACCATCCTTAATTTCCTTCTTAATCAGTGCATCCTGTTCCTCAATCTCAATGTCAGTCTGTCTCAAAATCTTACGTCTTACATAATCATTAGAGTAATACTTACCAACATAAGGTTCAGCAAGTGAAGCAAGATTGAGTCTTTCAGTTGTGAGTTCTGCCTCTTTGAGTTCAGCAAAGTGATTATCATAGAGGAAATCATACTGAATATGGTCAGACATCTTCTCCCAATCCTCTGGGGTGCAGACATTCTTTAAGAGAAGTTGTGTCCTTAGAAGATCTTGGAACATATGAGAGAATCTCTTTCTCATTCTTCCAACAAACTTGGAAAACTTGATCTCATCCCTCAGAATCTCAGAAGATCTTCCCAGTGAGAATCCACCCTCACCCTGAATCCTGGTTTCAGGAACATTCAGGGATCTGTAAAGTTTCTGTTGAAAGTAAGTGATATCAGTGATCTCTCCAAGATTCTGACCACCAGGAAGTGTGGTGATTTCAGTGCCCCTGCCACCCTCTCTTCTAGGCAACCAGAAGTCCTCCATCATGGACATATGCTTCTTATCATCCCTGATCTCACCAGTATTGGAGTCATATACCAACTTGTTTCTATAACGCATCATCACATCACGCAGATATTGTTCTGCCTTTACCTTGGGCAGGTTACCAACATCAATGTAAAAGATTCTTCTTTCAGGTGCCCTTGAAAGTCTGTATATAACAAGTGAGTCCTCAATCATCATCAACTGATTGAGTGGTTTGATTGCCTTGTGCATCCAGGAGAGTGTTGCTCCCTTGTTTCTATCCACCAGTCCTGAGGTGCAATAACAGATTGAATCCCTGGTAAGTTTTACACCACCTGCCCTTTGCTGTGTGCCATATCCAGTCTGCTTACCCCCATCTGTATAAACAAAGTATTCCTCAATGGGTGGAAATTGGAATCCATCAGCAGCCTGCTCTGCCCTGAGGAATGTTCCATCACCTTTCTTTTTAACAATCTGTCTTACATAGCGCATCTTAGATGCATCAATGTATCTCAGTTCTTGAATACCCTCTTCTGGTTTCTTCTGATCAATGACCTTATTGTAATACAATCTTCCATCAATATACCAATTCCTAAAAATCTCATGCGCCTTGGTGTCAAAATCAAGAAGATCAAGAATATATCTAAACTCCTCTCTAATTTTTTTCTTAATACCATCACTGGCGTTTAAATTAGAAAGTTCAATCTCAACAGGTGAATCATTAGTATCTGAGACAATTGCCTCATTTACAATATCCTCAATAGCACTATCACACTCAGGGTATAATGACATGGATCTGTATCTTCTGATCAGATCATTTTCATTCTTATAGATCCCCTCAATGTCTACATAAGAGCCAAAAAAACCAGAGCTAATATAGTTCTCTGACCCATCCTGGTTATTGGGGGGTACAGGAGATACTAGCCCTGGTGGTTGCTTCTCAGAATCTTCAATTGAGAAACCAAATAATCTTGCCATTATTATATACTAGGAGTCTTGTGCTCCTAGTATTTATCAACTTAGAATATCACTGGAGTGTTGGAGTGACTGCTCCATCACTTCTTCCCTTTTCATTCTTACCAATTCTGAAGTCCTGTACCTGGAAGGTTACAGTGAATTCTTCAATGGTGTCAGTGGAATCATAGCTCAGGTCAATTGAAGAAACTTCAGTTGGGAAGATGCCAGTAAATCTGTATGATCTTAAAATAACCTGCTCTCTGTTATCAGCAGGGTGTTTAGCACCATTTCTTCCCTTTCCTTTACCCAGTTGACTTACAAAAGCGTTAGTCATGTAAGAACTGGGGTTAGCAAGACCAGTACCATGTGAAAGGTCACTGATGGTGTTCATCCAACCTTCAAAAGCAGATCTTAGGTTGAAGTCCTCATCATTGATGACTGTAATAGTCCAGGGTTCAAAGGTTCTGTCACCAGCAACTTTGAGAATTCTACCTCTAAAAGGAACAGGAATTTCAGCAACAGTTGAAGCAGGAAGCTGAGCTGCCTTACAGAGGAATCTTAGATCAAGTATATCTTGCTTGCCCCACAATGATTTCCTATCTGTAATACCTGATGGGAATGAGGGAATAGCAACCTCAAATAGGTTGGGGCGAGAGCCCCCACCTCTGAGTCTATTCTTGAACTGATCAATGTTCTTTGTGTTAATCTTTGACATGTTTGTTTACCTCTTGGTGTTATTGCTAGAATTATGATCAGGAACCAGTAACTTCAGAGAAGCTAATGCCACCTCTTGTAGCAACAAAGGTAAGAGTTACAAAGTTGATTGATCTTGCAGGTTGAATGAAGATGTCAGCTCTAAACTCATTATTATCAACAATATCAGGTGTGTTGTTAGTATCATCACAAATAACTCTAAAGTCTTCAATACCTCTCTGTGCCTGAATATCAGTCAGGAAAGGTTCAACAATATTGATAAAGTTTGCTCTGGTTTCATCATCATTAAGTTCAAACAATTGATCATTAGCAGCATCTTCAAGTGCCTGCTCAACAACAAGGAATAGTCTTCTGACATTGATTCTGTCAAAAGCAGACTTGTAACTGAGAGCAGTCTTATCACCAAACAGAATTGTGCCAGCAGCATTTTGATTTACAACTGGGTTAATTCTATTACTATAAAGTTGATCTCTCTGTGCTTTGTTGGGGTTGTATGCCAACTTGACAACATTATTCAGGGTTCCTCTTGCCTGTCCAGCAGGTGAGAACCAAGGCAGGAATACAGAGTTATTTCTTGCCATAATGCCAGCAATGTCACCATTCAAGGGAACAAATCTGAACTCATTGTTGAATCTGTCAAAAACATACTTATAACCACTATCAAATACAGCAAAGGATGATGACGAAAGTTGTCCATAATACTTCAGGACATTGTTAGTAGCAGTAGTGGAGTTGGTTACATTAACCACATTTGATCTATGAGGAGAGATGCATGCCTGACAATCCTTTCTTTGATCAGCAATAGAAATCAGAAGATTTGCTTTTGCCTGGGTAGAAAGTTCATCATTCATTGAACCACCCATAAGCAGGAAGTCCAGTGCCACCTCATCCTTATTTTCAAACAGGTTGTATCCATTAAGAATATCACCAAGGGCAGCACCCATTCCACCAGAGGCAGAATAATCTTGACCACCAGTCAGTGAGTATGAGATATTACCAATAAGGTTAAACTTGACATTTTGTGCATTTACACCCCATGCACCATCACCTGCTGTGACAGGAGCAAATCCAGAGGAGAAACCACCAGCAACAGCATTTCTTCCATTAGGAACATCTGTGTTATTACCAGCAGCAGCACCAGCAAAGATAAACTGTGAGTTGTTTGCCAAGAAGTTCTTATAGTAGTTCTTGACAGGTGCATTTCCATCCTCTTCAGAATCCTTTGCCTTAGAAAGGAAGAAGTTAGTTTCAAGGATGTTTCCATTGATGCCAGTTACAGCACCCTCATCATCAACAACCACTACGTGATAGGCATCACCAGTTGCGTTTCTGGATGAAGCATAGACGTTGTCAACAGGCTTGGGAGCAAGGGTCTTCCAGAAGATTGTGCTGTTACTCAGATCCAGTTTTTGTTGATCATACCAGTCAACAGATGATACTGTTGTAATTACAGCACCAACACCAGTGCTACCACCAGTATTGACACCAGCATTGTTAACAAGGAAAATGTTCTTTGAAGCACCAATGGATTTCAGATCACTTGAACTCTCATAAGTGCAGGGATATTCAGTTCCTGCATCTGTTGCAGCAGCAGATACCTGAGAAATGATCCTTACGTCAATTGTACTCAATGCATTAGAGGATGAATCAGTTGAAACACCAGTAATGATTGCCTTCAGGTGACCACTAAATGAGGAAGTTGTACCAGCACCAGGAACTGCTCCACTGATTGCCATGGTAACACCATGACCAACAACAGCACCAAATGCAGAGAGGTCAGTGGTGGTAATACCAATAGTTTGGTCTGCCTGGTTATCAATTGTGCAGACTTTTAGTTTATTATTAATTTCTCCTGGTTCTCTTGAAGCAAAGAACCAATCAGAGGCACTTGAATGATTTGCCTCATAATCATCATAGTTTTTGATTTTAACATCTGTAGATGCAATTGCCACACCAGCATTTGCATTTCTTAGGTTAGTACCATCAATTCTAACCACTTGGAGTGATCCCCCATAGGTGAGGAATTCAGATGCAACCATCCAATCCTCATATTGATTATCATTATCCTGAGGTCTGCCAAATATCTCAAGATATTGACTCTGATTTGTAATCAGAACAGATTCTTCAACTGGTCCACTTTTAAAGGGTGCAGCAATAGCACCAATATTATCAAGAACATTATCAGGTCTTCCAACTGTAAGGTCTACTTCCCTGACCAATACACCTGGAGATAATTGAGGAGTTGCCATTAAATTACTCTCCTAGTTCTCATTATTGACTGAAATTATTTAGAATTTTCCAGTGTTTCAGTGGGGAAATAGGAAGTGAACTACCAATCTGGGTACACATCCTTAATTCTGGGCACAGGGTCATACGGTATGTCTAGTTTTTTCTTTTTCTTAACCCTTTTCTTACAGCATTCCTTACACTCATAAGAGTATGATGATGCTACTGGTCCTCTATCTTTTCTTGTCCTGTAAAAACTATCAACCAGATTCATTTCCTTTTCACAAACCCTGCATACTCTTGTGTCAAGTAAAAGATGTCCTAGTTTTATCTGCTCATCAAAATCCATAATCTGGTTCTTCTTCTAATACTGTATGTCTAAATTTTTCAACATCAAAATATGATACACGAATCATCTTACCCTCCCTCTCATCCAACACCTCATTTATAAGTATCTTCAACTCTTTAACAAGTTCAGGAGTGATGACCCTCCTAGGGGTCACACTCATTGGATCAGTTTTACTAGGTATCTTTGATATTGATTTGGAGATTCCCATTCCCTGTGTGTCAATCTTACTCATTTAATCACTCCAATGACCCAAGATCTAGTTCCAAAAGGTGGTTCAGATATCAAGGTTTGAACTCTATCTATGACAGTTTCTTGCGGAACAATCAGACAGAATCCAATACCAAGATTAAATACCTTTCTCATCTCTTTCTCTTCAATGTTACCTGCTTTCTCAATCCTGTTGAATAACTCTGGACGTGGCCATGACCAATAATCAACCTCAGCAGTCAAACCCTCAGGTAGACATCTGGGAAGATTTCCTGGAATACCACCACCCGTGATATGTGCCATACCAAGGATGGGAATCTCATCCAACAATGATTGAATCAGAGGTGAATAGATTGTGGTTGGTTCTAGTAACTCTGGTATATCCTTATAGGTGATATAGTTTCTCCAAAGCATATCATTGATAAGAGAATAACCATTGCTGTGAAGACCATTACTCTCAATGCCAATAATCTTATCACCAGGTCTGATATTAGATCCATTAACAATATCCCTCTTCTCCACTATACCTGTGCAGAATCCACCAAGATCATATCCACTAGCAAACCTACCATGCTCAGCAGTCTCTCCACCTAGGAGTTGCATATCAGAAATCTCACAACCTTTGATGATACCAGAGATAATATCATCCACATTACCATCTAGTTTTTTAGTGGAGATGTAATCAAGAAAATATAATGGTTTTGCACCACAACAGATCACATCATTGACACACATGGCAACAAGATCCTGACCAATTGTGGTATAATCAAAAGCAATTCTACAGATATTAATCTTGGTTCCTACCCCATCAGCACCAGATACTAAAACAGGTTCCTCATATCCAGGAGGAACCTGAAACATACCATTGAATCCACCAATAAATGGAAGTTTTGTTTTGAGTCTATCCACAAAAGCATCACCTGCTTCTATGTCTACACCAGAAGATTTATAATTCATTTATTTCACCCCTCCTTATAAGTTCAAGTCTTCCAAGTTTCCAAGCAATGTAATCAATGGTTGGAATACATTGTGGATTCCAACCAACAAATCCTTGTGTCTCACCTGAGTCCATAACCCAACAGGGTGATTCATCATCTTCAAGATTTAATGAATCCCTGTATGCATCATCACCCATCATTATCACTGCTATCTCAGCATCATTCAGCACACTAAAACAACTAAAACAACATTGACTAATAATATCAGGGATTTTCTGTTTCATACTTCAAAACACATTCTTTCAATGATTTAGTGGTCATGTCAGGTGTTGCTCCTGCCCATAGTGCTTCCCTTTCAATCTTCACAACGCGTGGATCATCAATACCATATAAATTGATTGCATTTTCTGTGTACTCAAAGGGAATCTCACCAGAATCTAAGTATATCCTGGCCAGACTTGAATTATAAAGACCAGCCTTGCAATCCTGAACCACATGCCATCCCTCATGTCTCAGTACATTAATGAGTGCTTTATCATCATGATCAATATGACCCATATTCAGATAAATCACATTAGCATCTGAATAATACAGACCACGGTAGTTTTCCTTAAAGTAATAAGGGAATGCCCTATAAACTCCTACATCCAAATCTTCAAGATTAGCAAGTATATCCCTCACCTCACCCTCATAGTGCTGTGATTTAACCTCATAAACTTCCTTGGTGCAATCATTCCTTCTTAAACATCCCCTTTCAGATGATAATACTGGCAATGTAATTAGTGATGCTGTTGTCAAAAATGTAAGTAGTTTTTTCATTTAAAATCCCACATGTAGTTCATTCCTCCACCCCTGTCACCATATTCATCAATGAACCATCTGTCACCATCATCATCCACAAATGTGGAATCATCTAGTCCATCATTGATGAAACCAAATGGTGCCATATCTTGTTCAATCTGATTCTTTTGTTCATCATATAATCTTTTTCTAACATCCTGATCAGTCAATTCCTTGAAGTAATCTTGTGCTACCAACCAGGCATAGATGACCAGACACATAGCAAGGTCATCATTACATCCCTCCTCTGCCTCAAAAGAATTATGTTTAGATATAAAGGTGGTTAATTCTGATATAATCTCGTAGTCATTAATAAAAAGTTTATCCTCCTCTATTAATGTCTTGAGATTCAGGGAACCAACCTTCTTAACTGTCTTAGACATCTTTAGTCCAAGTTGAGTCTTTTGTCCAGAGAATCCTTGTCCAACAGTTTGACCTGCTCTCCCCCTCATAGAGCACATTAGTAGGTTCTGATATTCTAAATCATATTGTAGGATACTGGCAACCTGGTCTCCAATATCATTCACCTCACATAATATAAAGGCTTCATTGTATTTCCTTGCTAATTCCCAGATAACATTAGGGAACAACATTGGTTTTATTGTATTGTTTCTGTATTTTGCTACAACCTTGTGAGGAAAATGTGTGATGTCTGTGATGATGAAGGCAGAATAATCATTACCAACCCCCCTTGCCACATCAACAGTCATCACATAATCATGTTTCTTCTTTGGGGGTTCATATACATCAAGACCAGCATTTCTTTGTATGGGATTATCATAAATTAGTGTTTTAAGTTTGCTGGGATTAATCAGGGTATCAACAGATCCTAAGAACTCACACTCAAACTCAATCTTAAACTGCTGTTCAGAAGTATTCTTGATTGTTTGTTTCTTCCACTTCTCATCCCTACCAGGAACCTGAGACCAGTGGACATCAGTTGGAATATAATCATTAGTTCCATTCTCAGCATCATGCCACATCCTGTAAAAGTGGTTCATGCCATGAGGTGTTGATACTATGATAACTTTGGTGCTTTTACCAGAAGTGATAGTAGGATATACAGAGGAAAAGAATGCGTCAGCAATATGATTAGGAACAAAGGCAAACTCATCAAGGAAAAGAATGTTGAAAGACATACCTCTAACTGCTGAGGCAGAGGTGGATGCTGCGAGGATTTTACTTCCATTTTCTAATTCCAGTGAGCCCTTGTTCCATGAAAGGATACCCTGCTGCATCCATTTAGGCAAGTTCTCATATGCAACTTGCAACCTACTCAGAAGTTCTCTAGCAGTTGATGCTTTGTTAGCGAGGATGCCAATATTAACACTGTCATTAAAGACAACATGGTGAAGAAGAAAAGAAATGACAGTCGTGCTTTTGCCAGTCTGTCTTGGCATTTTGCAGATGTTAAATCTATTCTTGTGAAAGTTTTTAATAAGTTTTTCTTGAAAGTCATAGGTCTTAAATGGTTGTAGACCATGATCAAGAGTCACGATTTTTACATGTTGCTGTGCAAAATACACAGGATCATCCTTACATTTTAAATACTCCTCAATGTTCTCCTGTGTGAACTCAATCTGAGTATTTGCTTTTTTTAGATTGGGATTACCAAGATAAATTTCACTCATAAATTAATCAGCAATTCCAAGCTCTAAGGGATTTATTTATCCTACTATCAGGATCACTTGCTGTCTTCTTAGAGGTCAACTTCTTCTTCATACCCTTCATTCTCGCAC